ATGAAGTCGCAGCTCTGCACGCAGGAAAAGCTCGCATCGAAGCTTTATCAAGACTGGGCCGCCTTCTTTGGCACGCCCAACCACATGCACCGAAAAATATGGGAATGGGTGTTTGCAGCTGAGGCACTGCACAGCAACGGTTTTTTACAGCCAGGTCGTGAGGGACTTGGGTTCGCCGTTGGTTCGGAACCACTGGCGTCAGCCTTCGCAAGCAAGGGCGCGAAAATCCTGGCCACCGATCTGGCCACTGATTCAGCAGTTGAGAAAGGATGGCTCATCAACAATGAGCATGCAGAAAACAAGTCATCGTTGAACGAGCGAAAGCTTTGTGACGAAGACGAGTTCAACAGGCTCGTAACCTTCGAGTTCGCAGACATGAACAATATCCCGCCAGAATATGAGGGCCGCTTTGACTTCAACTGGTCTTCATGCGCTTTTGAACACCTGGGTAGTATTGAGCTTGGTATTGAGTTTGTCAGAAACTCTATGAAGGTATTGAAGCCGGGCGGGATGGCAGTGCACACCACTGAGTTCAATGTCTGTTCAAATGAAGAAACAGTAGAGGAAGGCCCTACTGTTATTTTCCGACGTAAAGACATTCAGGCATTGATTGATACGCTCACGCACGACGGATATCGAGTGGAGGAAATGGACTGGAACATGGGCACTAACCCACTCGACTATCACATAGACCTTCCTCCGTACAAGCAAGAAGTACACTTAAAGCTTCAACTCCAAGGCTACACGACTACATCTATTGGGCTGATAATGCACAAGCCTTACTGAGTAAAGACCCGATGGCGCCGGTGCCATCGGGTAATAGTCTTACGCCTGTTCGGATATATCCGCATCCCAGCTAAAGTACGAAGTCCCGCTGTTGGATGTCCGAGTTGATACCCGGAACGTAGTGCCATTAACTACGCTCACATACGCAGGAGTCGCCATGTCCGTGTTGGGCGTAATGCTAATTTCCTGAATTTTCGGAACGCGAGACAGTGTATGTGGGACGTCTACAAATGTCTGTCCAGCTGGAAGAGCCGTTACATTCTTCGCACGGGTGATGTAGTTTGCGTTGAATGCAGCTCGCCGAAATACGTTTCCAGCATCTTCAAAGATCGACCCGGATGCATTGTCAAAAAAGTTGTTGGCGATCAGCGCATAGTTTGAACAATTGATACCGACCAGCAGGCCGAATGTCTGGAAGCCAACGACGCCCTTTCCGCCAGTACCGTTAGCCACAGTGAAGCGGGTCGAGTTGCTGATTAATACACCTGGCGAACCTTCTGCACCGTCTACGGAATTTGCCGTAACGTCGATACTGTCAACAGTAAAGTCTGTACAAAAGGTAATGAACAGACCCGCCCCACCACAGTTGTAGCCTTGATAACCCTTTATCGTGAAATGGCTGCAGCCGAGGAAGCTCATACCGGGGGCTGCCACACCCCGGCCATTGCTGGCCCAGCAATCGGTAAAATGTAAATGCTCGGCGTTGGTGAATACCGCACCTCGCGTGGTCCCATCAAAAAACACTGAGTTAAAAGTGCAGTAGCGCATGCCACCTGTGCCCAGATCATCACAGGTGAAGGAATAGACACCGCCTATCCCGTCACCTTTGCCGATCATCAGAGCTTCTAATCGACCCAGCACACGGAAATGGCCAAGCGCAAACTTGGTGTTGTCGTTGCTACCAATAAACCAATCGGATATGAAGATATCGTTCAAGAACAGAGTCGGCGCATTGCCCGCGAACAGAAATCCTGTATTGCGGCAGTCGCTGATATCAAGCCGCTGAAACTTGTGCATTGCACCCGAACGAATTACAACACCATCAAATACACCACCAATGACAAAGTCGGTAGCGGTGAAATTATGGTCATTGACCTCTATGCCGATTGACCCGGAGACGCCCTCGCTAGAAGTTGCCAGCTCACAACCTACGACAAAGCAGTACGGTGCACTGATTTTTACTATGGGTTTATTGAGCGCGGTGCTTCGGAAAAACGTGGCATGCCCGCCTTGTCCTTTTAACGTACAGCATTGAGCGTCGAGCAATAGAGTTCCAGAAATAGTAAATATTCCATTGGGGGCCTCTATCACTCCACCACGTCCCGACAACCCGAAGTTCTTTACCGCTTGGATTGCTGCGTTGATCGCCGGGTAACTGTCAAACTCAAAACCGCTTTTGGCTCCAAACTGGAGAATGTTCACCTTCCCGGAATGCAAAAGCCGCCAGCCTGTACCGGTCTCGTAGATGTAATCCCCGCCGCCGCCGTCGCCAGCAGCGTAATAGCCAAGTGTTTTCGCCCGAATGTTCCGCGTCGGTGACAAGGCGAGTAGAGCGGCGTAGTTATCGACGCTTCGGAATACCCCAAACCTCAGATAATCAAAAAGCGTACCGGCGTCATACACGATGCCCAGCGTGTTGTTGATCGCTCCTGATACTGAGTCTATGAACAAGCCTACCTGCCGAGCGTATGCCGCATCGTCAGTTTGAACTCGAGCAAATCCTCAAATGCCAGGCAAAGCGCCGTGATGCGTCCGTTGACGTTGCCCACGGAAAGCGTGGGCCGGACTGCCGTACCATCGCCATTCGCTTCAATGCCTTCAATCTGCATGGGCCAGGCCCCATATTCGTTGCCTTGCCACCAGATCGATTTAGCAGGCAGCTGATCGGCATCCAGGCCGACGGCCAGCAGTTCAGCGGCCGTGTGCGGGATGGCATGGCCATGGAAGCGCAATATATCCGCGCCGTAATCAGAGCCATCAAGTTCAAACAGCAATGCTTCGCTGCCCGGTTCAAGCGCCTGGATATCAGCAATCAACGGCATGAGATGTCCTTAAGGGTGGAAGGCCCGGTCGAACGTGGCCGTCAATTTGAATACGTTGCCACCCACCGGGGTGGGTACTGGGTTTTTGCAGGTAAACAGGCCGAGCTGGCCTAGCGGCGTGGTCCAGAGGAACGCTTTCGCACCTGCGTGTTTGTCGAGAAACTCCATGATTTTCATGACCCTCTCCTTCGTGCCGGTGAATGTGATCGGGTATGAGTCCTCCTTGTTATTCGGCCCGTCTCGGTGTATTCGGCCCGGTCGCCGTAGCTGCCCTTGATGTACTGCAGCAGGCCGCCGACGGTGCGATACACGGCTGTCGCGTTGTGGTGGGCGATGATGTGACCAGCGATTGCTGCGGCCAGATGCGTCTTGCCAGTACCGGGCGTGCCGGTCATGACGATGCAGCGACCCTCGTCCAGGTGCTTTGGAAACGACTGGGCGTAATCGACGCACTTGGCGAGGTTGGCTTTCTGCTCGGGCGTTTCGGCGCGGAAGTCAGCGAAGGTTTTCCCCATGAACCGTTTCGGGATCATCGAGGCCCCCAGCTTGCGCTCCAGACGCTCTTCTGCTATTCGGGCATACATCGCACGCTGTTCGTCCTGATCGCGTCTCAGCTGCGCTTCGGCAGCGCAGCCGGGGCATCCAGAAGCTGTATCAGCGTTCTTGCGGATGATTGCGGCATAGGCTCCGTGCGTTTGGCATTCGGCCGCCTGCTTGGAGACAACACCGAACCGACGCTCAAGGTCATGCACGGTCAGGTCGACACTCAGGGGTTCAGAAGTCATAGGTGCCATCCCCGCGCGGCGTCAGGCCGGCCTTGTAATCGCGAGTATCGAAGCCAGTGTGGCGCGACTGCGGGAACTGGTGGACGTTGCTGGCAGGCTGAACCTCGTCCTCCCAGCGCTTGCCGTTGAGCCAGGTGGCCGGGTGCGGGATGAACTGGCCGCCATCCTTGGTCCAGGCCAGAGAGGCGCATTGCTTGGCCAGACCCTGGGCGATCAGGGTGAACAGGTCGTCAGTGACCTTGAGTTTCTTCCACACTTTCTCGGCAGCTGCCTTGCCCTTCTTGTTCGGGTAGAGCTTCCAGAACTTCGGGAACAGATCGTCCGCCGAAGGCGAAGAGCTTTTAATGTTCTTATCTGTATATGTATCTGTATCATCTATATGGTTGACGTTTCGTTGCAACGGATCGGCAACGGTCGTTGAGATTTCGTTGAGTTCCTGTTGTTTCTTGAGCGCTTTTGCCTTCGCCGAGGCCTTTCCTGCGTTTGAGGCAGCCTGTGTTTTGCTGTTCACAGCATCAAGGTCGGACTCAACACGGAACTGAATCCAGTGCGTTTCGGTGACGTGAAAGAATTCACTCAACGTTTCGGCAACAGAATGCCAACGGTCGTTGGGTACGCGTGCAATGGTGGAAAGGCGATCAATGCGCAGATGGCCATACCTGCGACATCGGCAACTGGATGTACAACGGGGGCACCTGGTTCGTGGGCCTGCCTCTGGATGAGCAGAAGAACTATCAAGTCATGTTCGACGAGCTGCCAATCGCCATGGAGGTGGAGACGGCAGGCGGCCTGGTCGGAATTGTCCACGCTGATTGCCCCTTCCCGTCATGGGATGAGCTGCGCGCGGAGCTGGAGAGTCCGCTGACGCGAAAGCGCCTGAAGCTGGTTCACGACACCTGCATGTGGTCGCGCAACCGGATTCAAGATGCTGACGCCTCTGGCGTGTTAGGCATCAAGGCGCTTGTCGTTGGTCATACCCCGCTTCGGCAGCCGGCCATCCTGGGAAATGTTTACCACATCGATACAGCAGGCTGGATGGATGGTCATTTCACGCTTCTGGACCTGGCAACGCTTCAGTGCAACCCGCCGATCAACCCTTTGCTCAGTCACGACTGGGAATAACCCCTTCCGCCGCCCAGCGCGGCCCGGAGCAGTACATGCGCCTGATCTCAATCTCAAAGGCGGCCGAGATGCTGAGCATCGGCCGTACAACTGCTTACGCCCTAGCGAAATCCGGGAAGCTTCCATGCGTGCGGGGCCTCGGGCCTCTGCGCGTCCACTATGAAAAGCTGGTCCAGATGATAGAGGCCAGCATCCCTGATACCCTCCCCGACGCGGGCGGCGTATCTCAGGAGAAGGTATGCCATATAAAAGAGGAAAAACGTGGTGGATCAGTTTCACCGCAGCAGATGGCGCGTACGTTAGACGCTCTGCTGGCACCGAGGACTACGCAGCAGCCAAGGCCATAGAGCAGGAACACCGGGGCGCAGCGTGGCGCCAGAAAGAACTGGGCGTTGATCCGCCGAGGATGTTCGAAGAGGTGATGATCGAATATCTGGACCACGCCCGGCAGACGCAGCGTAGCTTCGCGACCACGCAGTACCGGGTGAAAGCGTTGCTGGAACACTTCGGCGGGCGGGTCATGAATCATTTGGCGGGGAAGGATATCCGCGAATACTCATCACTGAGGATGAAGGCGGGCAAGTCGGCGGCAACCGTCAATCGCGAACTGGCAGCCCTGTCGGCGGCGATCAACTGGTGTGCGGTCGAGCTGGAATGGAAGCTGCCGAACCCCGTGAAGGGTCGAACATTGCGCGAGTCCGAAAGCCGGGTGCGCTGGCTGACACGCCCAGAGGTTGAGTCATTGTGCCGGGAAGCCCGACGGCAGCGTGGCGGGGATATGCTGGAGGCGTTTATCCGACTGGCCGTGAACACCGGCTGCCGGAAAAACGAGTTAGTGGGTCTGGAGTGGCGTCGGGTGGATATGGCCAACCGACTGATCTATCTGGAGGGTGCCAACACCAAAGCAGGCAAGCGCCGGAGTATTCCACTGAATGAAGGGGCAATGGCTGCGCTCAAGGGCCGGATTGCATTCCGTGCTGAGCACAACCCTGCATCACCCTGGGTTTTCATTCGCAAGAATGGCGACAAGGTGCTGGATTTGTCAGAGGGATTCAACGGGGCTTGTGAGCGAGCGGGCATCAAGGACTTCGTGATTCACGATCTGAGACACACATGCGCGGCTTGGCTGGCGACGGCTGGAGTGCCGTTGATGGAGATCAGGGATTTGCTGGGTCATTCAACGACGCAAATGACGGAGAAGTATGCGCATTTGTCACCGGCAAGGGTGAGGGATGCGGTCGGCATACTGGATATGCCCTTGTCACAATATCGCTACACTGAAACTCCAGCGGCTCAAGGAGAACCCTGCCTGAAGCTCGTAAAGCATTGA